TCATGAATCCACTTGCCAGACGTGGTCTTATGATCCCAGCTGAAGATTATATCATCTTCAATCCTACGCATGATAGAGTCCATTCGATAGTGAAGGAAGCGGTGGTCGTCAACAGGTACAGTTCCAGCTATTTCAGTCATCTTCTGACCACCTAATTCAACAACTTCATTCTCAACCAGATCATTTGAATGTTCTTGCCAGAACTTTGCTAAAGCATGAAGGACAGCCGTAGGATTCTTTGGTGAGTAGAGATCATCGGTTGAAGGATCAAAGTGAATACGATAAGCAGCTTCGAATACCATGTAAGCTTCTATATATTTCTCATAGCCAAAGATAAGCTGATGCTCACGTGCTTTGTGAAAGCAGTCTCCGAAGATTAGATCATGCTCAGGCATGTCGAGAGACCAGCCAAGTATGTACTTATAAAAGTAATAACGTGGACAGCGCAGGTAATCGTCTAGTTTGGAAGAGTCCTTAATTTGCCAAGTTGGTTGTTCTTGAATAGGCATAGTCATACTATCTCCTTACCAAGTAATTATCCATGAGTTCTTGAGTGAGACGAAGGATGCGTCTAGCATGTTCCTCATTAATGAGCGCAGTCTTTTCAGTTATCTCAGTTAACGTATGGCCAAGTAAATCTAACTCCATAATTTCTAAGGCATCCTTTCTCCATTTTTTTAAAGTTCTTTCTGAGATCATTTCATTCTCCTTTTTTATAGTATATGGTTCCTTTCAATGTATTTGCCGTCCTTAAATAAGAGGAGGTTCAACTTGCCGTGTTTGTGTGCAAAGATAGCACATGCAATACTATTCATTACGTTCAAACTACAAGGAACTATATAATCCTCTTCTGTTGACCCAGCCATAGCTTCATCAAACTGCCTGACCATTGAGTTAGTCGCATAGCGATTCATACTTCCCTCACTGAGAAAAATAACATTTCCATAAGGTTCTGCAGCGCTGAAGTCATGGGCTGAACGATTTACGATATAGACATTTTTCATCTTACACCTCTTCAGGATCAATTAGTGGTTTGTCAGGAATAGAGTTACCTAAGTCCTTAATCATATTGAGTAGAGTATCTGGAGCAGATGACTTTGGCTTACTTTCATCTGGCTCGAAGCGTCTATCTCGGAGAGTGTTAGAGTCCACACCTCCGATGATTCCAGATACTCTGGCTGGGCTCAGATCGTTTAATTTTTTAACGAACTTTCCCTTTGGCTCAGTGAATGTAGGAATGTCGATGGGCTTGAGATCAAACTCGATAGGCTCATCTGAGCATGTGTGAGGCTCAGCCATATCAATTATTACTCCAAACTTAGGTAGGGCCTTTCGAAATATAGCCAATCTAATTCCGCAGTTGCTACAGTATATGAATTTCATATGTCCCTCGATTCAGTCCGAGTTTCGTCTGTGTCGTCGTCTTCTTCTTCGAGTTCTTCTTCATCTCTAACTGTAACTTTGCACATTTCCCAAGACTTTGCCTTCAGATCAATCTCTTCAACCACGCACTCAACAGTGGTATAGACTTCCAACATGGCTGAGACTTCAGCAGAGAATTTCTTAGGTACGAACCCTAAGAAGTTATCATCTTTGAGTATCCTAACGGCGTTAGGGTCAAAACGATTTGTAGGTTCTGGATCAAGTGTTAGAATATCACCTACTTTCATTACCTTTAATGCTTTATCAATTTCAGTTTTTGGTCTAAACTGTACTCCGGCGATATAGAATGATCTTTGCATTTTGAATCCTCCTATTTAATTTTAGTTTCATGATAATCTAGTCTACCATTTCCTGACTCAATAACTTCAATCTGAAGCATATTTGCAAGAGCCATAGTTAAATCATGCTGGTAGGTTAGTTTACCATCTACTATATACTGATAACCGTATTTTCCAAAGTGGATTATTATGGTAGATTTTTTATCCATCTTATATTACCACCTTACCATCGTTACTTACTAATCCCCACTTTAACATAACTAGAAAGTATTCATTAGTTGAGTATGGAGGAGTTTCATTTCTACATACTGCTAATGAATTCTCAGCATTCATTCCTAAACACTCACAGTGACAAGCAAGTGCATGAGCATGAAGAATCATTATATTCTCGTGACTTAGAAATACTTTCTGAGCGTTTTCAGAAATATTAAATTCTGGTGTCATCTATTACCTCCACAAAGACAGGGAATCTTGGATAGTGCATACCACTTGATAATGCAGCCATATGTTGATACTTTACCTTAGCTACTTTCCCAGTAAGTACTTCTCTCTCCATCCAGAGTCTTCTTCTATCCTCTTGCGTAAATCCTGTACCCACACTAAAGATGCCACCATCTCCACTTTTAAGTGTGAGGCTTCCAAGTGAATCTTTTGGAGTACCATTAATAGATATTTCCTCTTCATACCCAACAATCTCATAGTCGTCTTCCTTTTTAGGTTTGAATTTCATCACTAATGTAGAGCGCTTACGCTGATAAGGATTGTTCTTATGCCTAACAACAATTCCTTCATATCCCAAGTTAATGATGCTATCATAAGCTCTCATTACATCATCTAAGTTCTCACAAAGCCAGAATGGTGACACTATTATTGAATTACTCAACCCACGCAAGTTCTCAATCATTATGCTTCGGCGCATCTGAGGCTGGTCATTGACTATGTCAAATAGATGAAATTGAATCCTTTCTGAATCACTATGGATGTTAACAGTTCGTGATGTGATAGATAGGATTTCTTCAAATGACAAGCCGTGACAGTAAAGTTCACCATCAAACTCGGCCCGTAGACCTAGATTTGTAAATACCATATTAAGATGAGGAACGCTGTAGATTATATTCTCTTCACTTGAGAGAAGAATGTAACCACCTGTTTCGGTATAGATAGCTCTACACCTAACTCCATCGTATTTTGGCTGGATTATATATGGAGGAGCCCATTTGGCAAGTCTATCTTCACTAAAAGGCACACACTTCATAATATTTTTCCAGCGCTGGAAATTATTCATTCTTCCTCCATAAGAAGGAAGTAGGCATCTTGGCATTCTTTCCAGGATTTGAAGAATTTGCAGACTTTGCTTGCTATGTAGATTTGGTATTTGGCTTCATGAGTGCCACTACTGAATGTCTGACCTACTACTTCGATAGATGAATGAGCATTGTTGAACTTCTTATTAAGATTAGAACTCATATTGAGGAGCTGCAAAACGGTAGGATCTTTCGTCCTTGTAACTTTCTTATACTTAATAACTACTTTCTCTTCTTTCATTTTCTTCTCCTTTCGTTAAGATTGTTTAAAAATTAAACGATCTATCTGTCATTAAATGTTAAGTTATTCACTTCTTGGTACATTCTTTAAGTTAAAAATTGAGAGAGGAATTTCTTCCTCTCTCTTTATCCACAAGCCTGGGACAATAGTTATTTCTTAACTGATCTTTGCTGCAACTGAGCAAGCATCTCCTTCTGCTTCTCGGGCGTAGCACCCTGGAACATTGCAAGATAAGCCTGCACTGGATCAATCTTTGCACCGGTAGCAGCAACGCCCATCTTGGCAGTTGCCAAACGTGCAGAGATAGCATCTGACTCTTCACCACGTTTCAGTGCGCCTCTGATGTTGCTCTGAAGTGTGACACGCCAGTTTGCAAACGCATTACTTAACACTGCGGCTTCACCATACATAGCTTTTGCTTCCTCGAGAGTCTCGGCGAAGTCCACGGTGATAGATGCTGACATTTCCTTAATTCCCTTTTCCACATTTGCAGGAACTACTGCACTAATTACTTCCTTTTTCATCTTTACTACCTCCTTGTTTGATTAGACAGTCTAAAGACCGTCTTTGTTTAGTACACAACGTGTATCACTTATTATCCATATTATAACATCACTTCAGTTATATGTCAATGGATAATTTGGTAAACAATCAATCGCTATCAGGTTCTATCACTTCTTGTTCTATCTGCTCTACAGCTTTCCCAATGTCTACTTTTATATTGAGAAGCTCAGCCAGCTGCATAATCTGGGCGATGGATAGTTCTTGTTTAACCGCTTTTTTCTTCTTCTCGATTTTCTCAAATCTTTCATCCGTTAGAGCGAGTTCGTAGTCTAAACGTTCATACTCATTCCTCATGCAAAGCCAGCGTTTTTCCATCTTCCTGTAAACCCTCTCAGCCCTCACAAGATGCGAATGAGTCTTGCACATATTACTTCTAATCTCTACCATTCTTTCTGCTTTTTCTTCTCTCGTCATTTGCTACCTCCTTATTTACATTTTGGCTCACAAATACTAGGCCAGAACTTCATACATTGTATCTGTGTAGGTTCTGGACATTTGTAATACTTCTTCTGGTATGCCTTACCAAACCCAAAAGCGCAAGCGTGAGTGAGAAGGAAGATAACAAGGATTATAAGTATCATTCCAATAGCCCACCAATCCCACTTTGGAGGAGAAGTCTTACCATAAAGTTCTTCTTCCAACTCTTCAATCCTTTTCTTCCTCCTATCAAGTTCTTCGTATAATGAACTAGCCATTTTGTTCCTCCTTAGTTTCAGAAGAATATAACCTATTCAATCGCTTGTTAGCTTTATCATGCAGATTTCTGAGTGCTTGGCATAATGGTTCGTAATCCTCTTCAGCCATATGATACATAGCATTATTATCCTGCATGTTGATTATTGCAGCGGTCAATTTGTAGAATTGATAGTCCTGTGCTCTTTTACTATCAGTATATCCTGCCATTTAATCCTCCTTTTTTATTTTACTTTCTCTCTTAAGTACTTCCTTCACCTCCTTTGAAAGTTTGTTCTGCCTCACTGTCCAATATCCAAGGATGTTGAGAATATAAAGACATTGAACCCTTAACTCTTCACTCCCTTCTTCCATCAAAGTAGCAGCCTTCACATAGTTAATAGCGTACTTGAGGGAGGTTCCATAATGCTCTGTGTCATTAAGAATTACTTGCAAGGCTTCTTTGATGTTCATAGTTGAACCTCCTCTACAAGCTTCAACATCCCTTCTAATACAAGAATGTCATCTTTTATTTCAGGTAGTGCAGAATTCTTAGCCCAAACAAGGACACTCTTCAACGCTTGCTTAGTGGTAGTCCTATGCCCAGCCTCTTCTTGTAACTTCTTAATGGACTTATAATCCAGCTTGAAGAAGTCTTCTATATGCTCCTCCAAGAAATCCACCAGATCTTGACTTTCCCTTACTTGCTTGTTCATGTTAGTCTCCTTAGATCGTTTAATAAATAAACAATCTATTTAATAAATCCTAGCCCTTTCATCCACTTTAGTGCGGCTGCTTCACTTTCCAGTCCAGTCTTTAGTATATACTTTTGCTTGTTCATTGTCACAGATACATTCCACAACTGCTTCAATGGGCTGGACTCAAAGTCAACTTTTCCACCTGTAACTTCAATCACTGAGATGTGGCTGATTCTTATAGCACGCTTCTTTGTATGGTCGTAGATGAACTTGCTCACTTTATACCTCCATTTTATTCCATTGTTCTTTCATACGTAAACATAATATAGCATATTTCATAATCATCTATCTCAGGACACAAAGAATACCAAATAACCTTTTCAGGCCCAAGCAATTTTTCATCTGTAAGTGATATTCCTATTTCCTTTTCTTGGTCTGGTAAAGACTTTAAACTTTCTATTAATTCCTTGACTTTCATTTTATTACCTCCTATTTTATTTAACTTCATTAAATTAACCTTTATTTAATTATACACTATCATAACATAATGGCAATCAATTGTCAATCAAAATCGTATTACAGTTACAAATTACAGTTGATCGTCATCTCCAGACCGTTTAATAATTAAACGATCTATTTACCGTCCAAACTATTCAAGAAATCATCCTCAGCTTTAATCCTTTCAGCTTCTTGTCTCTCTAATTCTCTAGCCTTAGCATTAATCTCTGTCTCACTCATCTTCATTTTAATTACAGTTGGTGTATCCGGCTCTACAATATCATTTTCCTTTACCTCATTAACTTCTCTTTTACTAAATACACCTGACCCTGACATAGATCCAGTTGGTACTATACTATCATATATTTCCTTAGCATCCCTTAAAACTTTATTTTCTACTCTCCCATCAAAAGCCCTTATACTATGCTTATTGTGTAGTATATTATAAGCTCCAACAACATTACTATTCTTTATATCTTTTCCAATTCCAATCTTTACACTTGGGTCTATTCCTTCTTCTCTCATACCTTCAAATGAGATAGCAGCTCCTATCTTATCAAAGCTCCTCTTCTTCAAACTAGGTTGATACATATCTTTACTCAATAGGTATTTATGCGCTTCAGCTATTGATTCTACACCTCTCGGCAACTTATTATTTGCTCTAAGTACTTCACATAACAGCTCTATACTCCACGCCACTAACTGACTCATGCTCTTAATAATCTTACCTTCACTCTCCCAGTACATAATCAACTCTGCCAAGCTAACTATACTCACTCTAGCCTGAACTGGTATACTTGCTTCTTGTTTAATCTCGCTGTTCATAGTACCTCCTTATATTTGTTTGATTGTTTGTTTGTCACTATGTAGTAATGTTTATTTGTTTACATTTGTTTGTGTACCCAAGCACCCCCCCGTCACCAATTAATTGTTTGCATGTTACTATGTTACTATGTAACCTACTATCCTATAATACCTTCTTTTTTATTTTTTTTTTTTTACATGAGGCCTCTTGGGTACACAAACATTTTCAAACATTTAAACATTATTACATTATAACATTATAACATTACTACAAACAAACAGCAATGTAATATTCGGGAAACATCAAACATCTAAACCATTAACTATTAATCATTAACTATCAATAGATTGTTTAATGATTAAACGAACTCATTAACAGCCATTGAATAGAGGTAAAACAAAAAGCCACTATCGTGTTGACTAGTGGCCTTTGTTTCACGTGGAACGTTAGGCAATCGTTAATGAAGATGGATTGTCAAGTGCTGCATTAGCCAATGCGAGTGCCTGAGTTGCGTCAACGCCTGCATTGGTAAACACTGTCATAAGGTCATTGAGTTGCTCTGAGCGTGACTTGACTTTTGTGCCGATTGAGTTCGCATTGAACGTTTGACCGTCAAGTTCCTTGATTTCATCAGCGCTTAATGCCCTCCATGGGCGTTGCCCTGCAATAATACGATCTGACGCTAACCACGCCCTGATGTCGCTATCACTTGAGGTTGAAAAGTCAATTATTACAACGATTGTTACAGCGTCACCTTTTGTGTTGGTAACTTTACACGCTTTACTTACCTTACCAATAGTTTGTCCTAACGTCTTGACATTACTAGTTTCCATTTGAATCTCCTTTGTTCTATATTTACCATGTTAAATGGTATGTTTATTTATATCACATTAATAATCGCTTGTCAACACAATAACAATAAAGGCCGAGGGGGAGTTTTCGTTCCATAGTGCGGCGGGTTAGCAACTTCACACTTTAGCTGGATTTCTAGAACAATGTACAATTTGGTACGATCTGCATCTGCGATGCAACGTTGACGTTGATGCAGAGTTGAGTAGTGAATGAGATCGTTTATAAATTGAACGATCTGGATTGCTAATAGTTGGTAGATTTAGTTGGTGCTTAATTACATAATATTACATTGACATTAGTATCATTTCATGCGATAATGTTATAATGGATAATGTAACAGCCCAAGGTTTATTAAGAGATCATCGTAAATTAATGAGAAGGTGTTTTGTATAATGAGTGGAGAAGTTCAATCAAGAAATGGTCTCTATGGGTTTGAATTTAGAGACGTTGATCATAGACGTACACCTGAGGATGAGCCGAGAAAAAGATATGAGATTAAGTCACTTTGGCAGCGCTCTCATGAGATAGTTAATTTAGCTGCTAGAGGATTCAAGCAGACTGATATAGCTGAAGTTCTTGGGATTACTCCAGCTTGTGTATCTGACACATTGAACTCTGAACTTGGCAAACTTAAGTTATCTGAAGTGAGGTTCAGCCGAGATGAAGAAGCAAAGAAAACTTCAGAAAAAATTCGCATCTTAACCGATAAAGCCCTTGCAACTTACCATGAAATCTTTGATAATGAATCTGGAGAGGCAACACTTAGAGATCGCAAAGATGTCGCTGATACAATAGTACTTGAACTATCTGGTCTTCGTGTTCCTACAAAAATTCAATCTCAATCAGTCTCAACTGTGTTAACAAAGAAAGAACTTGAAGAATTTAAAAATAGAGGAAAAAAAGCAGCCGAGGGCATGGGCTTGGTTATAGACATAACTCCTGAACCTGATGAATCAGCCGAATCAAAGATTCGTCCACCTATTGATGGTGACAATTCACTTAATGATGAGGCTCAAGATGATAAGGCTTAGCGAAAAGCAACTAGATATTAAATCTAAGATTGAACTCATAGCGCCTATGTTAGGGCTTGATCCGCTCTGGGCGACCTCAATCGCTATGGTTGAGAGTTCATTAGGGATTAGTCAACTATCTAAAACCGGCTGTAAAGGTGTCTTTCAAATGTCTACTATTGCAATGAAAGATTTACTCAAAGAGATGGAAAACATAGACGATGACTTAATCGATATCGTCTGTGGTTTACTCTTCCTTCGCCTCCTCGTTAGCCGCTGGAAAGACACTAAAAAAGCTACAGAGCACTTCTGTGATCCAGCTGAAAAAAAGTCTTACTTGCAGAGAGTAACAAACTGTATGAGAATATTTAGTGGAGAAAAAGAGGAATTATGAAAAAGCTTGCTTTAGTCATCTTATGTCTGATATTAACAAGTTGTGCATCTGTAAGTTACGAGTCAGCTGATGGAACTAAAGTCAGTTACACTAGACTTCTAACCTCCGCTGACAGCATAAAAGCCAACGTAGGTACTTCATCGGTTGAAGCAAATGGACAGAAGATTGACATAGCAACCTTGCAATACTTACTAGGGTTGATGACTAAATGACAGAAAAGTTCATCCGCTACAGAAAACGTAAGTATAAATATCAGTTGGTAGAAGATTACACTATTAAAGTAAATATCTTCGGCTTTGAAGTTCGTACTGATATGTACTACTTAACAGGAGATGGGACCTTAGTCATTAAGTCTGGCTATGCTTGGGATGGTCCTAGTGGACCTACTATCGACACTCCAGATACTTTAAGAGCCAGTCTTGTCCATGACTGCTTATATCAGATGATTAGAGATGGTCAACTTCCACCTTATTGCAAAGACATTGCTGATTCAGCATTTTACTCTATTCTTCTTGAAGATGGAGTTGATAAATTTAGAGCAAACATCTGGTATGATGCAGTCCACGTATTTGGTGGTTCAAGTTGTGAAATAGGAAGTGGTCTAGACGAAATAAAGACTGCACCAAGACAGGGGGAAGTTGATGACTGGAACAAATAAAACTGTAACTGTTATAGGTGGGATAGGAGTATTCCTAACCACTATTGGAACGGCTGGAGCTACAAATTTACCTGAATCTTATAAAATATACTCTATCTTATGTACCATCATAGGTGGTGGTCTAACAGCTATGGCATTCTACCTTGCAAAAGGTAAAGATGTAACCGGTACAGATCGTTTAAATTCCAAACAATCTAAGGAACTCTAATGCCTATCTGTTCATATCAGAAGATTATCAAAGATGGTAAGCTTGTTCAAAGTGGCGACAATGATACTTTGACCAAGTTTCAACAACTATCTCAAGGTATAGACTTTATAGGAAAATCAGTCCTAGATTGTGGCTGTAACCTTGGAATGTTAGGCTATCTTGCCCTTCAACGAGGGGCTAAGTCAGTAGTCGGTATTGATACAAATAGTGAATATATAGCGCAGGCAAGATCAGTCTTCCCTGAAATAACCTTTCGCTGTGAGAAGGTTGAAGATATCTATGGTCACTATGACATTATCATAGCTTCGGCCCTCATACACTATATAGCAGATTTAGACAGTCTATTTGAATTATTCTCTCGATGCACTAATCAAGTCATCTGTGATATCTGGATTCATCCTTCACAGACTCCTATCTTTGCTCTGACTGAGAGAGATTTTTTTATCCCTTCTAAACCTGCCATCTATTATATTGTTAGCAAGTACTTTTCCAAAATAGATGAAAAAGGCATCGCTCTAAGCCCTGATAATTCTATGAGACAGATCTTCCATATATCAGAACCTAAACCAAAACAGCCTGAAGCGGTTATCATTTCAGGCCCTGGTAGAGTTGGCAAAACCACCCTTGCCAGTACTTACTTCAAGCACAAACTCTTACATACTGACACTCTTTCAGCTGCCTGGATAATGGGTGGAGCTGGATATTCAAACTCTATTGGTGATCACTCAAGTTCTATTAGAGGGAAGAACGTTCAAAAATATATTGACTTTCTCATTAGTGAGTTAACTGCCCAATTAACTACCTACATCAACAGAGATATAGTTCTTGAAGGAAATGAACTAGGCTTTCCAGATTTTAAGGTACCTGTAATTAAACTTTTAAACTCTCTCGGGTGGAAGAATATTATTGAGATTCACAAGGAAACTCTATGAAAACACTTGCTTTAGCTCTCTATCCCTACCAAGGTAAAGGTCTCGACTCCTGGCATGATCACGGTGCAGGAATGACTGTTGCTGCAGCCAAGAAAGCAGGATGTCAAATAGACTTCTTCGATATGAAGAGAGCGAAGAGTGATGAAGAGTTAATTATGTATATTAAAGGGTCAGACCAAAAAGGTTATGATCTAATCGCTTTCGGCCTTAAAAGTTCCTACTATCCTACTGCAATGAAGTTGATTAAGATGGCTAAAGACCAAGGTTCTAAGGTGCTGGTTGGAGGCTATCACGTCACTGCTGCACCAAATGAACTACTTGAAAATCCTGACATTGACTACATCTTCCATGGAGAAAGTGAAATAACATTTCCTAAATTTCTCAAAGATCCTGACTCTTTCCCAAGAGAAATCTTCGGTGAGAAGCCACCTAACTTAGATGATCTCCCTTGGTTTAATCGAGAGATCTATCAATCTCCTACTGAAGACTGCCTCGGCTGGTGGTATGGTGGTAAGTTATCCAAAATGGTATCTGTTGTCAGCGCTCGTGGATGCCCTTACAAGTGCGGCTTCTGCCAACCTATCGAAGATAACCACTTTGGTAAGCTCCTTCGTAGGCGTTCTGTAGATTCCATCATTGCTGAACTAAAGTGGCTCAAAGATCTCTACCATCCTGAGTGTGTAATGATTCATGATGATACTTTCCTTATTCAACCTTCATGGATAGAGGAATTCATTGACAAGTATCCTCAAATAGGTCTCCCTTTCTGGGCTTCTGGTCGTGCAGATGGCATCTGTAAACATCCAGACCTAGTCAAAAGGTTAGTAGATGTAGGATGGGATCTAGTTTCAGTCGGCTTTGAATCCGGCTCTCAACGAATCCTTGACAAAATGAACAAAGGAACTACAGTCGAGCAGAATCTTGAGGCTGCAAAGATCATCCACTCAACAAAAGCTAAGATTTATGCCAACTATATGATCGGCTTACCTTGGGAAACTAAAGAAGATATGCGAGCAACCGCTCAAATGGCTGACACCATCGCAGCCGAAATGCCATCCTGGGCTTTCTTCGCCCCATACCCAGGTAATACACTAGGTGAAGAATGCATCGCTAAAAACTTATCCCTCATAGATCGTAATTCCTATGATCGTTGTCCTAGTGGACGTAAAGTTCAAGGTGTAAACTACACCCATGTCAATGCAGTTCATAAAGGCTATAGAGGAACTGAGGAAATACCTGATCATTTCCAGTGTGATATAATAATACCTACTTACAATAACGAAGATCATACAGTTGAGTGTTTAAATAGTATTAAAAAGTACACTTCCTCAATAGACTATCGAGTAATCTGGGTAGATAATGCATCTAAAGAAACATCAAAAGTTGAAAAAGCCATCTCTGGCATACCACATCTTCGTATAGACATGCCTACAAATGAAGGTTTTGTTAATGCAACTAACAAGGGAATCAAAGCGTCTAATGCAGACTATATATGCCTCTTAAATAACGATACAGTTGTATCAGATAGGTGGCTTGAGAAACTCATAAATTCACTTAATATCAATCCTAAACTAGGCATTGTTGGTCCTATGACTATGCCCATCAATGGTGATAGAATCTATGACTCACAGCATAATTTAACTCTCCATCCTTACATCATGCCTATTGATTATAGTTTGAATCTTGCTCAGATTAACAACATTCTGGAGTTTTACTATCCTGGACAACTAATAGACATCTCCTTTGTTGCCTTCTTCTGTGCTGTAATTAAGATGGAAGTAGTCAACAAAGTTGGTCTCTTAGACACAAACTTCCATCTTGGAATGTGGGATGATAATGACTATTGCATAGCAACTCGTAAATTCGGTTATGATGTTAAGTTACTCACTGATACTTGTATTCAGCACAAAGGAAGGACAACATTCAAACTACTTGCTAATACAGAGAACTTTAATATCAATGAACTTATGGCTAAAAATAAAGACTACTTAAACAGAAAGTGGAGACTTGGAACTGTTCAACGATCTTCTATGCCTTTACCAGTTAGGCCTTCTAACTTACAGTTTCCTATAAAGCATACTAGTTGGCGTGATAAGATTGGACAAGTTCAATAGATCGTTTAATGATTAAACAAACTTTTTGGAGAATAACTATGAATAAATTAAAGATTTTTCTATTATCCTTGATGTTGCTTTTAAGTATCTCAACTGGTCTAAAAGCTGAATATTTCACAGATGTTATCATAACTAGTCCTAATGGTATCTGGACTGACTCTCGCGCTTATGCAACTCTTAACGCAGCCATCACTGCAGTTGGAGCTAACCAACGAACTATTAAAATTGTATCTCCTCAGGTAGTCACATCTCTAACAATCCCTGCAAATGTAACACTTGAATTCGACCGAGATGGTTCAATAACTAACTCAGGTCAACTTACCATTAACACCAAGAATATAATCGCTCCTAATCGTCAGATCTTCACAGGTGTTGGTAATATAGATTTTGCACCTGGGTCAGTTGTTAAAACTGGTTGGTTCTCTAACATTGAATCAGCTTTTGCATTAACTAACAATGATACAGTTACATTAATAGTATCTAAATCTCAAACAATTACTGCAAGTTACTCACCTGGTAATAATGTAACTCTTAAGTGGGAATCTCCTGGAAACATCCTTACAGTAAATGCAGGTGTTATTGTAGGTAATATTAACAACATCGAAGCTGGTAAATATCAACTCTTTGCTGGGGCTGGAGATTTTGACTTCACTGCAGGTTCTGTAATTAGAACTTCTTGGTTTGCAGGTTTTCGCTATGCAGTTAATTTTACTGATGATGCAGTTGATTTAACTCTATTAGTTGACAGGTCAGAGATTGTTGATCTTGATATAGCTTTAACTACTTATCAAGGTTTGGAGGTTGAGAAGGGATGTCTTATCACTGTTAATCCTGGTATGACTTTGATTGTTAACAACCTTAAGGGAGGACTATACCAAATCTTTGCTGGTACTGGTTCTGTTATTTTTAACAGTGCAGTTGTTAAACGAGAGTGGTTTAGTTCATTAACCAATGCTGTGGGAATGATAGGAACACAACAGATTACTTTAACCAATGAAACTGCCTATACATTGACTGCAAATATAACTATTCCACTTAATATTTCGACTATTGTATATAAAGGAGCTATCATATATGAGGCATTTGCTTTTACTCTTACCATTAATGGGCCTTTTGATGCTGGCTCATATCAAGTCTTTAGTGGATTTGCGGTTGGTGCAGTCACAATATCAACTGGAAATGTAAAAGCTGATTGGTGGGGTTTTTCTGCTACTGCCACAGCAGCGGTAAACGCAACAGCTATACAATCAGCAATAGATTCAATAAACACAAGGGGTGGTGTTGTAAAACTATCGTCAGGAAGTTTTGCTGTTGCCTCTGATGTTATTCACATAGGTAGTACTCAAGAAAGTATCACCCTTGAAGGTGTTTGTAGCATGTTCTATTATGAGCATACTGCGGCAAGTGCCACCGGAACAACACTCGTGTTTGGTGCTGGAACGGTAGGAATAAATTTAACAGACATAGCATCTGGAGGCAATTATACTATAATAGAGAACATGGTTTTAGACGGTAATAGTGTTTGTGCAGATGTAGTAAAGACAAGTGGAGAATGGGTAATACGTGGCGTAACAATCATGGGAAGTACACACGCTGGTTTATGGATGACTAATTTGAATGTTGCTCCCAATATGTCTTACACGTCCATCGTTAACAACCTTAACTATGGGATACTAATTGGTAATGTTACTTCTCCTAACAATAATACATCATTCTATTTTAACAACATAGTTGTCAGAAGTAATCTTATTGGAATTAGAATAACCAATGCCATGCACGCATCAATAAGGGATAGTGTGATAGAGTCAAACACACAGGAAGGAGTGCAGATATACAAAGAGAATATAGCTTATGTATGTGATAACTTAATATTCGATAATGTGTGGTTCGAGAATAACTGGCTGCTTGGAACATCGGCAAATTATCAGGTAACAATAGATTCTGTTCTTCACAATTACACAACTGGGCCGGTGAATTATGTAGTATTCACAAACTGTAGGTTTACGGGTGTATTAGGTGGTAGTCAAGGAGTAGATGTTCAATGTGCCCGTATAATAGATTTTGTTAATTGTGGCGGTGGTGAGTCGGCTATTAATTTGGGTGCATTCTGTTTAGCGGCTCACTTCACAAACTGGAATGGGAGCACAATAACAGATGGTGGAGTAAACACAATACATACAAATTATAATATAGGTATTTCTGGAGGTATACAACATAATCAGTTATCACCATTATCCCTAATGGTACAAGGTGAAAATACAATCGGAGCTATTACAAGTTGCGCCGATGCCTCAGCGACCGTTGTGTACACCTTCCCACATTCACACAGCATGGTATATTATCAGGTGTTCGTGAGGTTACATGGAGTGACCACCACCAGTGCGAGCGACTATGCAGCCTATGCGTTGATTGCGGCTGATTCTTCCCCTTCGATACTCCACCAGGTTGACGGGGCAAAAATGAAAATAACTGTTGTTGGTTTAAACATTCTGGTTACTCAGTCAAATGGTGCTACAAGGAATGTTGCTATAATTGTTAACAGATTTTTTAATGTGCAACCCACATAAGGGTATAATGGATAAAGATATCAGCCAAATCTTATCTCAATGTAGTGTCTCAACACAGATGACTGCACTCACTTTCTTTCCTGAGCGTTTCAGTCTACCTTTTGCTGAGAACATTCATGGAAAGATATTTGATCTAATAGATGGGCCTTCTCAAAAGGTAGCTATTGCTGCACCTCGTGGTTGGGGTAAGACATCTATAGTTGCACTTGCACTTATGGCTCGCTGGATCTTATTTCGTCATACTGGATTCATTGTCTACATTAACAAGTCTCATGATGCTGCATCACTCCAAACCGAAAATCTTCGTCGTGAGCTTGTAACCAATCGTGAGATAAAAGCTTTCTTTGGCTCATTCAAATCTAGAGAAGTAGAGAACAAAGAATTTGATGAAGTATTTAGTAAAAAAGCTTGGGTTGCATTTGACACATTAGTTTGGCCTCGTGGAGCTGGTCAACAGGTTCGTGGTGTTCTATTTAGAAACGACCGACCAGGTCTAATAGTGATAGATGATCTTGAGGACCCTGAACAAATAGTAAATGAAGACTACAGGAAGAAGCAATATGAGTGGCTGTACGCAGATGTTGTTAAGTCTGTACCACGTATTGGACCTCATGTAAGAGATTGGAAGATTGTTTACATTGACACTCTTAAACATGAAGACTCTGTATTGCAGAAGTTACTTGACTCTCCTGAATGGACTTCAGTACGTCTTGAAGCTTGTGATGATAACTTCCAATCAACAGCACCTAACTTTATGTCCAACGAAGACATAATGAAGGAATGGAATCAGCATGTTGCAGCTGGACAGACAGATGTATTCTTTCGTGAACTACGTAACCTTCCTATTTCAACAAAGGATTCTTCATTTAGATCTGAGTACTTTCATTACTACAACATCCCTCACGATATGCACAGAACTGATCTTGATCTTAATCTACTCGATGTTGAGGTTCAGCAAAATAAGAATATTGAGACAGTAGTTATTCTTGATCCAGCCAAAACGGTCAAGATTCATTCGGCTGAATCTGCAATAATTGGAATAGGTATCGATCTCAATAGTGCTAAGATCTTCGTTCGAGACATAGTATCTGAAAAAATGTATCCAGATGAAATCTATGATGCTTTATTCAAAATGGCTATAATGTTAGATGCAAAAGTAATAGGTGTTGAGGAAACTTCATTAAACGAGTTTATCAAACAGCCTATTAAAAATGAGATGTTTCGGCGTGGAAAGTTCTTTGAATTAATCTGGTTGAAAGCTCGTGGAGGCATGAAAAAAGAACTTCGTATAAAAGAACTTGTACCATATTATAGGGGTGGTTATATCTATCACAATGCTCTGTGTGCAGGAATTAAAAAACTTGAACAGCAACTTCTTATGTTTCCTCGCTCTGCTCTCTGGGACTTAATGGATGCAGAGGCTTACATAATTGAGATGCTTGAGCTTGGAGAACGTTACTTCAGCCCCAAAGAAAATCCTGATGATACTGAGGCTGAATACAAAGAGTTAGATTATGAAAAACCTATTGATAATTGGAGGTACATCCAATGAACTTAGATCAAATTCTAGGTGGAATTGTTATAGCTTTACTATCTGGTATAATTGGTACAGTTATTGGTAGCAAAGGAAGAGTAAGAGAAAATCTATGTGATGAGCGTCGTAGTTCTTGCTCTGAACTTATTGCTGAGAAGATAGACAACCTAGCAAAGATTGTAGAGAAGCTTGAAAGATCTGTTAATAATAAACTGTTGGGTTTATGAGATTGTTTAATTATTAAACGAACTGAGGAATAAATGGCACTTAAGACAGTAAGAATAGGATCTCTTGAAAATATCACTCAATATGATAGTGCAGATTATGATGCTGCTATTGAGACTGATCAACCAATAAAGGCTGGAACTCCAGTTGGTCCTAATGATGTTCTAAGATTGAGTGATGTTGGAGTATCTATAGGTGATGTAGTTGGTCCTGTTGGGGCTATAGATTCAGATATTGTTGAGTTTGATGGTCTAACTGGTAAGAAGATAAAGGATGGTGGACTAACTCATGCTAATGTTGATTCTGCTATAGCATTGAAGCATGCAAGAACACATTCTATAACTTGGCCTTTTGATCATACATCTACTGCTACACCAGGTAAGATACTAAAGGCAGATGTTAATGGATTGCCTATAGATGCAACAAATACTGATGCTGAGGTAGCAGACGCTATTACAAAGAAACATAGTAATGCATTAGATCATACTCAGGGTACTGATACTGCACTTGGAGCATTAGGTACAAAGAATCCACCTGTTGATGCTGACTTAGTAGTCTATAGAAATAGTGCAGCAGTATTTGCTTTGGTAACATCAACTTGGACTCAGATCAAAGCATTCTTGAAAACTTACTTTGACACCGTTTATGGTTCCTTAGGAGTATCTCATACACAGGGTACGGATACAGCTCTGGGAGCTGTAGGAGTTAAGAACCCTCCAATAGATGCAGATAAAGCTGTCTATCGTGATAGTACAGCTGGAGATGTCTTAGTTACTTCTACATATACACAGATTAAGGCATTTTTGAAGACCTACTTTGATTCTATTTACCAAGGTATAGTATCTATTTCTGGGCAGATAGCTTTCCCTGCTGTCCAAGTACCAAGTGCAGATGCAAATACACTTGATGACTATGATGAATACACCGCAGCAGATGCCTCGTGTACCGGTGCATTAACTGTGTCGGCTGTCTGGAAGCTTGTTAAAATCGGGAAAGTTGTCACATTGCAATTACCAATTACTTTAGGGACAACATCGGCAGCAACAAATTTTACTTATGGTGTAGTTATCCCCACAAAATACAGACCGCCATTTCAAATATTTTTCCGTGGAATACACATAACCGATGCGTCTGTTAACCTGGCAGGTACAGGAATTTTAGTCATAAACATAAACGGTACAATAACCATATATAAAGACGGTACAGCGTCCGTTAATTTTGGTACATCGGCAGGGTCAGGATTGAGTAACGGTGCAGTTGTATCGTGGATAGTAACATAGTGTCAATAGGCTCTTATAGTGGAGGGTTTATGATATTACATAGTAAACAACAAAGGATTAATAGGAGATCTAAATGCCCTACATAGTAAAAGGTGAACCATCATCCTGGAAAGATGATATTTACAGCCGAGAAATCTTCGACTATGAATATCCTGATGGACTTGATCTAAAACCTGGAAGTGATTTTCATAATAAACTTCGTGACAAGATCTGGCAGCGTGCTAGAGAATCTCGTAATGAGATTTCTAAGCGCTTCGACTCTTGGCGTGAAATAGATAAGACATTAACTACTTACATCCCATTAAAGGATAAGGAAGAAGAGCTCAAAAAGACTGATGAGAATAGACCTGTTTCCATTGTATTTCCATACAGCTACTCAATGCTCGAAGCATTGTTAACTTATCTCTCAATGGCCTTCTTTCAGGATCCTATGTTCCAATACGAAGGTGTAGAAGATGATGATACAGTAGGTGCTATGTTAATGGAGCTTGTTATTCGTCTTCACTGTATCAAGAATAAAGTACCTCTTGCAATTCATACAGTGCTTCGTGATGCTCTTGGATATGGAGTGGGAATTGGAATACCTGAATGGACAATGAGATATGGTAAGAAACCTGTGAAGTCGTCTGTAATTACACAATCTGAACTAGGAGAAGATGTGCAGAATCAAGTGACTATGGTACAATCTTTACTCTTCGAAGGTAATTCACTAAGTAATATAGATCCCTATATGTGGTTGCCAGATCCATCTGTTTCAAGTGTAGACATTCAAAAAGGTGAATTTCTTGGCTGGGTTGAAAGAGGAAACTATATGAATTTGCTGAGTGAGGAAAGTCAGCCGAATTCATATCTATTTAATGTTAAGTACTTAAAACCTAAAAAGGATAGAAGATCAACTCTTGCACTTGATCAAAGTGAGCGACAGAAAAAGTATGGTGGATCAACTGATATAAATAGAACAATGACTGATACATTAAATCCAGTTGATCGTATAAGGATGTATGTTAAACTAATTCCCAGAGACTGGAAACTTGGAGAAAGTGAATATCCTGAGAAATGGTACTTTGAACTTGCCTCAGATGATGTAATTATAGCTTGTGAACAAGCCGAACACAATCATGGAATGTATCCTATGGCTGTAGCAAGTCCAGAGTACGATGGCTATTCAATAACCCCTATCGGTCGGATGGAAGTGCTCTATGGCTTACAACATACACTTGATTTCCTATTCAACTCGCATGTGAGTAATGTGAAGAAAGCTATCAACGATATGTTAATTGTAGATCCTTATCTGGTTAACATAGAGGATTTAAAAGATCCTCAGCCTGGAAAGTTAATAAGGTTGAGACGTCCTGCATGGGGAAGAGGGGTTGATAAAGTAGTTCAACAGTTGCAAGTAACTGATATTACCAGAGCTAATATAGCCGACTCTGCCTATATCACCCAGTGGATGGACCGCATATCTGGAGCTGATCAATCTATGCAGGGTGCACTTCGTCAAGGTGGTCCTGAGCGTTTAACAGGTGCTGAATTTCAAGGTACTCGAGGTTCTGCAATAAGTAGATTACAAAGGATTGCAATGATAATAGGTATGCAATTCATGCAAGATATTGGAACTATGTTTGCGGTTCATACTCAACAGTATATGTCTCAGGATACTTATGTGAAAGTTGTAGGACGCTATGCAGATCAATTAGGTGCTACATTTGGTGGGAAGAGTCGGGTTAAGGTAACACCTTTCGACATGGCTATTAACTACGACTTGATTGTAAGAGATGGTTCAATCCCTGGTGGAAACTTCAGTTCTTCATGGATTGAGTTGTTTAAGACAATAGGTACTAATCCAGAACTAAGTCAACAATTTGATGTAACTAGAATCTTCATGTATATAGCTCAGCAACTTGGTGCGAAGAATGTTGAGGATTTTAGACGAAACCTTAATCGAGTACAGGCTGTATCAATGCCTGATGAACAAGTAATGAGTGAGGTACAGAAAGGTAATATGGTACCTTCAGGAGCTTATTAATGGAACAGATAAACTTAAGAGTCTCTCGTGATGCTATTGAGGAATTCAAAGAGTCAATCCTTTGGGCTGATATTGTTGAAGAACTTAACTCATGGAAAACTGGATTTGAGCTTGAGCGTGGATCGATAGTTGATGATGCGGCTGAAACTAATCCTTCAACGGCATCTATCTTACTTCACTTAGGTGATATTAGTGGGAGAATAAAAGCTGTTGATTATATGCTAAGCATTCCAGATGTTTTCTTGGGTCTTTTAGATACAAAGAAGGAGGATAAATAAAATGTCACTCGATGCAACTAAACCAACAGATCAAGAAATGATTAGTGCTCTTCCTATCTACATAAGGGAAGCTCGTGCAGCTATTAATGCACTCTCAGGAGGTGGAGATGTAGGTGTTACAGAACTAACGATTGCGGCTGGGGCAGTATCTCTAACTGTAGGAACTGATCTTGGTCTATTTGGACTTGAGGCAGTTATAGTTGATGCAATAGCTGGAGTTAGCATTGCATCTATAGTTGGAGGAGTTCAAGGACAAGTGAAGGTATTTACCTTTCAAGATAACAACATAGGTATAGTTGATGGACTCGCACTTAATGGAGGTATCTATCTCAACCAATTACCAGCCCTTTCAACCTTCGCTGCTCAAGCAAATGATGTGTTAGCGTTGGTGAATATAGGTGGTGATGGATCTACAGTTCAGGGCTACTGGAAGGAGATTTTTAGACAGATAGCACTGAAGTAATTTAATTAAACGGAGGTTAGCATGTTAGATGGTGAAGAAAAAGATGTAAAGAGTGAAATTGGAGATATGTTGAAAACTTTTGAAGATATAGGATCTGAACCAGAACCTATACCAGACCCAGAACCTGAACCAGAACCTACGCCTGAACCAGAGCCAATTCCTGAGCCTGAGCCAGAACCTGAACCAGAACCTAAACAGGAACCAGTTCCTGACGAAAAGGACACAATCATTGAGGATCTTCGTAAACAACTCAATGAAAGGGAAGTTCCTGTAAAGAAAGAAGAACCTATCAAGGAAGAACCCACTAAATTCGAAGATCATGATTTTATAGGTGATCTCGACCTTGATGATTTGGTAAGAGACAAAGAAGCACTTAACAAAATATTAAACTCTGTATACTCAAAGGGAGTGACAGATGCCAAAGTCTTAACAAGTGAAAGTGTTCTACGATCCATTCCAGATATAGTGAAGACAAACTTCAATATAATAACTACATTAAAGGAGGCAAGTGATAAATTCTACAATGAAAATAAAGATCTCGAACCGTTTAAAAGAGTTGTTGCAGCTGTGTTTGAAGATATTGCAGCGCAAAACCCAGACAAGAAGTACGATGAACTGATGGAAAGTGTAGGTAATGAAACTCGTAAGCGTCTTAATTTACAGAAAGCAGCCGATGTAAAAAAGGATAATCCTTCTCCAAGGCTCCCATCTAAGGGAGGAGGTAGAATAACTGTTGATGGAGCCAAACCAAACCTTTCACCGATGCAAGCTGAAATTGCTTCGATGAATGACACTTTTAAATAGGAGGTAGTAAAATGAGTCTTGAAGATAGAGGTGCACAGCATGACAAAGAGGTAGTCGATAAGTATATCGATCCTCAAGGTTCGGTGGAGATGAGTACTCGGGATTATGTAATACGTCCTAGTGCAATACTTGCTCCAATGACAATCGTTCTTCCGCCAGTTGCAGAGGCGAAGGGAAGGTTCTATTCGATAGTGGTTCGTGTGGCTAGTGTGGTTAACACTATCACTGTCACCCATAGGGATGATTCAGAGTGTTGGGAGGATATTATTCTCAACGGTAAGTGTGATAGGCTTCTTTTGTACAGTGATGGTCTATTCTGGCATCCATTGGCAGCTATCACAACTACATTTCCTTCTGGCTATGACTATGTTTATCCAGCTCAGCCATAAGGCAAGATTGTTTAATTTGTAAACAAACTCAATAACGGAGGTAATAACTATGTTTTTAGGTATGCGAGGTAACGGAGATTGGGTAGCTGACCAGCGCCCTTTAAATTGGAGACAACAGATTCTTTATCTGTATCCTAACGGTCAAGCTCCTTTAACAGCCATCCTCTCAATGATGGGATCTGAAGGTGTAGACGATCCTCAGTTTCATTGGTGGACTCAGGAGCAGTCAGCTGTTGGTGGTGCAGTCGCTGGACTATACACAGTTCCAGATCTTTCCATCGCTTATGTAGGTGCCGGAGTAGCTGGTGATGTACTCTATGCACAGATAACAACTGTCCTTGCAAATCGTATTCGTGAAGGGCATCAGATTCTTCTTCGTGATTCTTCCGACTGGCGTGTTGACGTAGTTGGTAAGGTAACTGGAGTAACTAGAGGGACATTAGTATCTGTTCTTGCTGTAAGGTTACTTGAAGACGATGATAACTCTGTAGCTCATGATCTCTCTGATTGTGACACTTTCAAGATCATCGGTAACATCAACCCTGAGGGTGGTGAGATGCCGGATGCAATCGCTCTCAACCCTGTGAAGGTCTACAATCTTTGCCAGATCTTCCGTACACCTCTCTCAATAACTCGTACAGCTCGGAAGACAAAACTTCGCACAGGTGATCAGTATCAGAAGGCCAAATCTGAGGCTCTCGAGATGCACTCATGGGAAATGGAACTTGCATTTCTCTGGGGAATTCGTACTGAGAACATCGGAGACAATGGTAAGCCCGAACGTACAACTATGGGTGTGATCAACTTCATCCGTCAGTATGCAGCCGCAAACTGCGATGATTATACACTCAATCCAGCCTATGCTGGACTCGCCTGGAATGCTGCAGGTGGTGGTCAGACCTGGCTCAACAACATGCTTGAGCAGATTTTCCGCTATGGCGCAAGTGAGAAACTCGTACTTTGTGGGAGTGGTTTCCTGCTTGGTATTCAGGCACTTGCAAATAACCTCCTTGGCGGTGGTGGGATTGTAACATTAGCGCCAGTTCCCAAAACCTATGGAATGGATGTTAGGTCATGGGTAACTCCATTCGGTACAGTAAACTTTAAAACTCATCCATTATTCAGCTATGATGCAACAACTCGCCACATGGGTGTGGTTCTTGAACCAAAGGAAATATCCTACAGATATGTAGACGATACACAGTTCTACGGTGAGGATTCTAAGAAGACTCACTCTGAGGGATATGGACAGAGACGTGTTGATGGTACTAATGAGGAATACCTGACCGAGTGCGGTCTTGAATTTGGTCTTCCTCAGAAGTGTGCAGTGTTAAACGGAGTCGGCCTGGACAATACACTTGCTCCATAAGCTAACCTCCTAGGCCAACAAACGCTACGGGCAAGTTACTCCTTGCTTGTCCGTAGCAACTATAAATGGAGAATTGAATGAATCTACTTCAACTTCGTACAAAGTTTAGAGAACTAAGTGGACGATTTGACTTGGTTAGTGATGTCTTCGCTGATACAGGTGCTGACTTCTTTATCAATGAAGGACGTAAGTTTCTAGATCGTCTTGATGAAACTCAGAAGTCTTGGGGAACTTGTTATAAGTTTATGAACGCTGGATTCTGGTCAGTACAGTTTCCTTACTGTAGAGCTATTAAAGAAGTTTGGGTAGCCACAACTACTGAGAAATGGCAGTTGGAGAAGAAGAATCTTCAGGATTTAATTGAAGGTTATTTAACAGGACTTCCAAGTTCTCGTGAAGTAGGAACTCCTTTATACTATTCACCTTGCATCACTAGATATATTCCAGAGAATGTTTCAGTTATAAACCTTGAGTCCTTCATTGGATGGATAGATGTACCATCTGGAAATGCTCATGAGTTTAATGCAATCTTGGTGAATGTTCCTACTAGCGATAAATTAACAGTTATGATTAATGGACTGTTTTATTCGGCTGAGCTTATCAATGACACAGATGAGAACTACTGGTCAGCTGTTCATCCAATGCTTCTTTACATGGCAGCTATGAGACAGGTTGAGATTGTCAATAGAAATACTCAAGGAGTAAATGACTGGAGTACTGCAATAGCTATTGATATGAAACAGCTTGGAATGGATCTGGTTGAAGAGTTAATTGCAGAAACTAGTCAGATGGAGGGTTAGATGGAAAAAGAAAGACGTCCACTATTTGCTACTGTGATAGATAAAGAAGCCACAGTAGACGAAGGAAGAGTAGCTTTTATTGAGAAGGTAGTTTCTCGTCTAGCTCGTAGGACTAATAAATCAGCTACTGTTTTAATAAGTCCTTATCCAATCTCTAATGCAGTATTTGGAGAGAAGGTAGATGGTATAGTTCTTAGCTATATGTTTCCTTGTGAAGGTAGGATTACAAAAGGTGCTGTTGATCTTGGAAAGAAACCAAAGCAGGATATATCTGTTGTAGTTAGCTTAATGGGTGAAGAAACTGGAGAGTCCAAAACCTTTGTACTTACAAAGAGAAGATTGACTATGGAACCAGATATTAAGGTAAAGACATTTGATCGGCTGGCAGTCTCTATCTCATATGAAGCTGTAAAACCTGAAGATAATCTTACAGAATTCTGGGCTTCGTTACTCTGGGTTCCTACGATTAAGGATGTAGTAGCTAAAAGTTTCTTAATTGATGAGTTAGAAAATGATATACTTCAAGAACAAGAATAGTTGAGGTGCTAAAGTCTGTCGGTCGACAGTGAAAAGTGAAGATTGTTTACAAATTAAACAATCTGAAGAAAAGAAGGAAGTTGACAAGATGACTAAAATTATTGTAAATAAGGTGATAAAGTGAGAGAATTTGAACTACTTATTGACAAGGCACTTAAAGGTGGATTAACTCCATATGATACAGTTCCGTCTAATACTCAGATACTAAGTAAGTGTCTAGGATTTAGATGTGGAAAGTTAGGACTTGAAAAGTATAAGGTACTATCAAATCCTATTCCATCTACAATAGATATGTACTATAACTGGCCCTTTCCACAGGTTATCACTGGTGAAAAGTATAACCTTCTGATTGTTCGAGACACTACAAATCAGCAAGATAGTGTATATTCATTAAGTGATAACTATGCTACAGTAGGTCTTGTATTTGATGTAGATGAACTAACCTTTGGTAAAGGCACACCGATGGAAGTTGCAGACTTTGGTGAGTATGCTTTTATGGTTAATGGAGTTATCATGATCTACTGGGATCCATCTTTATCTGCATGGGTACCTTCATTGGCAACTGCTTCTATTCCATTAATGAGAGCAGTGTGCAACTTTAAAGGTCAAGCTTTTGGTGGTAATGTAGTAGCGGGAACATGGTATGACTGTGATGAAACCTTCTATATATGGTCTAAGATTGGCTCATTTAATTTCACTCCAGACCAAGATAATGAAGCTGGTTACAGACGCGACCCTTTTGGTGGTGAAGTTTATCATGTTAGACGACTTGGTGAGAGTGTGATAGGTTATTCGTCTAAGGGAATCTTACAGATTAATCCAGTAGGTACTCCTGCAACTACTTTTGGATTTAAAGAGCTACACGATGTAGGATTGATTAATAGAGGAGCTATGAATGGGAATTTGAGAGAGCATGTATTTGTAGATGGTGACTACAATATATGGAAGATAGGTACTGATGGTCCTAAGATGTTAGGTTATGATAGATATATGAGAGAGTTAATCGGTGAAGATATTATAGTAAACTATGATCCTGCACAGGGAGATTTCTATATAGGAAATAGTACAAAGACATTTTTATTATCAAGTAATGGATTGACAGAGATTAACCAACACCCTTCAGCTGTGTGGAGAAGAGGCAATGTAACCTCTATGATTCCAGACGCTGAATCGGCTGATAAACCTTACCTCTGCAGTGAGTTATTTGATATGGAGTATAAAG